GAATGTCAAGAACAATGCGACCGGTGCTCGCGAAGTTGATAAAGAGGGTACCCTTAAGAAATTCTTCAAAATCGTTGATCTCACGATGAACCGTCGCCAAAAGATGAGGATGTCCTCTGAAGGAGCTCATTTCTATACCTACTTGGCAGACCTTCTCTCACTGATCACACAGGTAGATTACTACTATCATCCCGAGATGTTTGAGAAAGTTGAACTTTCACCCGATGTTGTGAATACTTCGATGAAAGAAGAGTATGGTTTGGTAGAAGACGCTCCATGTAAGTACCGTCTTACAAAGGTTGAGAAGGGTGGAAAAACCTGGGAACCGAATGAGGGATTTGATTATCTCTATTTCACTGGATTGAAGAAACAATCATCGCAATCCTTCATGAAACCTAAGGAAGGATCAATCAAGAAAGTGAGCCATCAGATGTGGGAACTCCTCCGACAAGGGGAGAACGGGACAAAAAAAATGATTCGTGAACACTTCGTGAATGTCGCGAACTTTAAGAGATGGTCGGACTATTCTGTGAATGATGTGGATGATGGTATTACGATGTGTGCGATTTATCATGCGTTCATGTATTCTTCTTCTGACAATGAAATAAACATTGGTCTCCAGTTTAAGGGTATTCTAGGTGGGTGGTATGGCGATTTGGACGAGGAATAGTTATCTTTTCAATGATTCTGACAATAGCTACAGTTGGGAACCCATGTGATGTGGGCGCTACAGGGGACTCCTATCTTTTCAATAATTCTCTCTATCTTTTTAACGATTTCCTTTGATCTTTTTTTCTTACGAATCAATTGAGTTCCGGTTCTTTGATGGACGATTCTATCACGGGTAGCATGTTCGAGGGTTACGTGGATTTCATGAGGCGTTACATGTCCCCACGTGTCTACATATCCTTTGGGTAGTTTGATCATTTGTGGTAGAATGATAGGTAGTTTGTCAGTTTTCTCATCGTCGTCAATTAGAGATGCATCTCTAATTTGGGGTTTTATGTTTGAGAAACCAGTATCAAGTTTGTGGAGTTGTTTCATCGTTCCTTTGATTTCTGCAAGAAACGATTCGCATTCAGTTTTCTCAAACTCGTAGAGGGGGTGATATCTTTTCCGGATAATACCCTTGGATTTGTCTAGCATCATTTTCTTCGCATCCTTTGGTTTTCGTTTGTATCCTTTACCCTTGCGGAACTCTTTCTCATACAGATACGTCCAAATTTCATTCGTATCGACCGTTTCATTCATTTCGTTCGAAATCATGGTTAATGGGAGAACTCGTGTGAAAGGGGGCGATTTCCAAAGGATGTTCCTCTTAGAGTATTTTTTGATCTCACCAGAAGAGAGGGGTTTCTTCCACTCTTTGGCATCCCGAAAGCCCCGGGTCAGATGTGCGTGCTGGTTTTCTGACGGGGTTTCTTCGAGGATGTAATCAAGGATCATTAGTAGGCACTCCTGGGGGAGTTGAGCAAACATCGTTTCTTATGGTTTCTTTTTGGTTTAAACTTCCTAAGAAAGAGGAAATCAAATTTAGGGAAAAGATATGATAAATAATCTACACGTATTATATAATGGAAATTACTGGTCTTGATTTTTTTATGATTAATTTGTTATCTTACATTGGAGGTATTGCGACAGGTCTGTTAGTCTGTTGTAAGCACAAGGATAAACTTCTTGTGAAATCAAGAAGCATTGAGAATATATCGAATATTGCCAGACAACCCCAGTCGTATTCCCCTCCTCTACCCACAGTGGTAGCGAGTGCTCCACCACCCGATACAAAACAACCAATCAAAATTACAGTCGAATGACTAGAATGAAGGGATACTACATCCGTTAATATGTCATCTAACTCATTTACACTTTTACTGTATAACAGAATTTTATCCACCATAATGTATAGGCTCCCACCGCAAAACCTAATCCGATATACTGATTTCTAGTTATTACTATCTTGTTTGTTTGTGTCATTAATAGTAGAGCATACCAACTAAAGATAGATGCTATTAATCCTAAATAGAACGCGTATTTCCTATTTTGTGTAATTATCATTACTATTATACTATATTTTTTTATAGTGTAATAGTATACAATGGATACAATAATGGGTGTAAGGGGTGTAACAATGGATGTAATTGATGTAATTGATGTAATGGATGTAGTTAACCCCTACTCATTTGGAAATACATGGCGAAAATTAACAAAAGAAGAAAAGCCATCAGATACGGTTGAAGGGTTATCTGGGGGTCCGCTAGCCGGTGGTATTTTCATACAATTATTTTCTTGTTTGTTGTCGTTGTATACTGGTTATATATTTGCAAGATGTTATTGTAAAGACTTTACGAGTTACACGGGAGCTTCTATAATGATGATGTGTTGTACCCCGTGTTTCATCCCGTACCTATATTTCCAACACTTTGTGAATAAATGTGGAAAGGGGCAAATCGGAAAACCCTAGTTTTTAATAATATTTCAAACCATATTTTTTTATGTATTTCTCTTTTTTTTGATGATAATCATCGTTGTATAATGATTTACCCGTTTTGTAGATGAAGAAAAACCATCTCTCATACATGAGGGTTTTCCAGATTGTATTGTGTCGAAATAGTAAATTGATGCAAAGGTAAGTTAATGGAGTACGGATGAACAATAAGAAATTTAGTTTTTTGTATTTCACGTAATTTCTTAGGCATCCTAAAAAGGGTGTTAGTAAATAGAGATAAAACATTTTTTATAAAAATAAATATTATCAAAATCAAATTTTAAATATATATGACTATATTATATGAGTGATAGTTCAATTCCCATCGATCTAGTAGATAAAAACACAGTTAAATTACGTCAGGTCGAAGAGAGACAACAAGCTCGTTTACAGGAGCAGTCTGAGTGGAGGAGAAGCAACACTTTATTGTGCGATTGCAGCAATTGTATCAAGCAACTGGAAAAAGAAACCGATGTAAAGGAAAGTGCTAGACGACCACCGGCTCCCGCCTTACCCAAGCAACCTGATATTAGTCAGCTGAAACCCCCTGTTATACTCTCTTTATTCCGATTTCTCCTCCCATCCGATGAGGCAAACGACACCACCTCTATATTCTCAAGCAACTAGCTTAAATGGTCAAGCTAATCCTGGTACCATATCCTTTATTTAACATCAGAGGCGATGTCTCATGTGATGTATTGTATATTCTAAATCGGTGTGTTCAATTAAGAGTTGATTATGATAGTTCAAAATATCAAATAATTTTTTCAACCAATTTAAAACGATTTTCATTATACCTAGTGTAAATAAATTATTCTTAAATTACTAAAGGATTATTTTGATCGGTCCGTTTTGTAGGGCGATGTTTGTTTTATTCTTTTTTAAATATTATCCCCCAGTTTCCTTTTTCGTAGAAGGTCTTTTCAATATTGTCTTTTTCAAGTAATGATTCTAATTCATTCTCTTTGAAAACGTAGTAGTAACGTTTTCCTAAAAGATTTTGTTTTTTATCTTTCCAATCTACAAAATTATCCTGTTTTGTAAACTTTCTTTTGGAGTCTTTTTCTTGTTCGAGAGCCCAAACCAATACAAGGATTTTACCACCTGGTTTCGTAACTCGTTCTAATTCTTGAATTGCTTTCACTCGTTTCTCTTTTGTCGATAGATGATGGATAACCGCAATACAAATGGTATAATCAAATGTATTGGTTTGATAAGGGATATTGAGAACATCGCCTAGAATCACGTTTAGGTTTTTTTGAAGACATATCTCAACGAGACCTTTACTAAAATCGCAACCATAGTTGAAACAATCATTCCTGTACAGCATGTTTTTCCCATTACCGCAACCAATATCACCAATCACGGATCCTTCAGGGATATTGTCTAGGAATTCTTCGACGCATGACCAGGGTCGATAACGTGTATTATCAAATTCAGATGCAATTGTATTATATACATTTTTGACGTGTAGTTCTTCGATTGACATCTGGTTTGTAGGATGTTTCTAATAGTATTATCAAATTTAAAAATAAATTAACAGCTCACATAATTTGGTAGTGCAGGAGCAATAAAAGGGAAATGCTTGTGCAATAGATTGTAATCAATAAATAACTCATCATTTTTTTTAATATCGGTCTTTGCAATTACTCTAAAAACACGATAATCATCTGAAAGTATATCAACATTTTTATTAAGTGAGCAATGATTGATATAATGACATTCATTTAGAATATAACTATCGAACTTTTCCTTTGTAATTGGGTTAAATAACATCGTTGAATTATCTTTGTAAGGGAAAATATTTTCAAAAATAACTTCGTGTTTCTTGTAGTTTTTCCCGGCGAATAAACCTTGTCCCTGAATCTTTGATCTACCGATGTATGGTTTTTGTGGGAGGAAGAAATACATCCCAATGACAATTAATAATAATAGAAGGATGAGACGTGTTACTTTTTCCATACTATAATACTATATTCTATATTATATTTTGATTTTAATTTTGTCTCATTGGTGTTGCTAGGGGTGGATTAAAGTATTGGTTTCTATCATCGATGAATCCATTGAACCAGTGTTTTCGTCCATCTTCCGAATGAAACTCACAATAGAATTGTTTTCCGTCGCATTCATTGCCGAATATTTCCTTAAATTTCCATAACTTTCCCTGCCAATTTTTTTCTTCACCATATACTTCCTTAATCATCCAGGTGATATCAACAACCTTGTCTAATGTTGCTTTCGTTAAAGTTGGACCTCTGTAGTTTTCATAATATTCAGAACGACTCATTTATGATATACCTTTTATTATTTCTTAAATCATTTTTAATAATTATTCATAATCATTTAAAGAAAAATAATAGTAGTAATACTATACATTAGTATGTCCTTTAAAGATAAACCTTTAAAAAAAATAAATGCAGATACACGGGTCACGATAGATGCAATCCATCAAGAGATGTCACTTGATTTCATATCAAGTAAAAAGAAGCATGGGAAAGGGGTTAAAGAAAAAGAAACTCTTCAAAAAATGTATCAGGAAAACCCGAAGGATGAGTTAAAACAACGTATCGATGAATTAGATGGAGAACTTAGACAGTATAATCCCCAGGAAAGTATTGATTACTATTTAAATACGGGTGAGTTATTAAACGAGTATTATTCAAAAAAAGAAGAAACTGTTGAAAACACGGAAATTACTGTATTGGATTTCATGAATAAGAATAAGAATAAGAATAGAAAGAAGGAAGATAATTTGGTCAATAGTTATATGAGAATCATAGACGATACAGTTATCAAAGAAAACTATATTCAAGACATCCATAATTGCCCGCTCTGTTTAGGAAAACTTATCTTGAAGAATGTAGACAGTTTGCTAATTTGCGAGGAATGTGGATATACGGATTCAATTATCATTAATTCGGAGAAAGTATCGTACAAGGACCCACCTCGCGAATCATCATATTTTGCATACAAACGAATTAATCATTTTAATGAATGGCTTGCTCAATTCCAAGCAAAAGAAACAACAGATATACCAGAAGAGGTTTATAAAGGTATTCTGAAAGAATTAAGAAAGAATAATTTCTTAAAATTAGAAGATATCTCTTATAAGATTATGAGAGAAATACTCAAAAAACTAAAGTATAATAAATATTATGAACATATTCCTCATATTATTAATATTATTAACGGTCAAAAAGCACCAATTTTAACAAGACAATATGAAGAACAATTACGTATTATGTTCAAGGAAATCCAAACCCCATTTATGGTACATTGTCCAGAAAATCGCAAAAACTTTTTATCTTATTCTTATGTCCTTCACAAGTTTTGTGAATTACTTGAATTAGATCATTTATTAATCTATTTTCCTTTGTTAAAAAGTCGTGAAAAACTTCAACAACAAGATATTATCTGGCAAAAGATATGTAGGACACTGTTATGGGAGTACATACCCAGTATTTAGGGTTTATACCACATTTCAAGTAATCTGCAAGGCGAGGCGAGGATCAAAATGTTCCTACGTACATGATTAACTCATTCATTGGTAAATTTTGATTCAATTTTTTATCTCAATTCTAAAATTTGAATGTTTGATACTAATGAAGTATACAAAGAGAAAAACAACCTAACAACCGAACAACCGAACAACCTAAAAACAGACAATGGGGGGAAAGAATCCAGATTGTGATATATTATCGTGTCATAAGGAGTCCTCCTTAAAAACGAGACAAAGGATAACTTTCCTTAAAGAAAATACGATTTTGATACACCCAATGGTAGATTGGAGGAAGGGTAAAATGTCATATGAAGAAGCAAGCACCTATTTCTCGAATGGAGGTACTTATTTAGGATGTAGGAGTGCCTCCCTTGAAGAAAAGATATACTCAATGAAAAATCTAATGACTGATTCATTACTACAGTATGCAGAAGCGATTGCGTCAGCGCGGCATGGTCTCAAAGCTACTTTACTTATGATAGACGGGGGTCCAGGTGAAGGAATGCCTGATCCATTGCCAGAGATACCAATCGAGTTGGTTAAGCTAAAACTATGCTTCATATAATTTCTAAATTTATAATTTATCTCTGGTGATATTCATGTTTATCCTGTTGAACAATTACAACATACGGGATATATTTATCCAAAAGAACAAATGTGGTTGCCGCTAATAAACCAATATAGATTGCATGTTCATTCATGATCGAACAATTAGGTATATAGTATGTTGATGAAGTAACAATAGTTAGCATGAGAAGATATTTTATTACGTTGTGGGTATTAAACATCTATTATAGTATATAAATATAAATAATATAAAAAAAAATATTATCCTTTATAAATGGGTGATTTTAAGCAACCAATTAATAGTAATGGATATATGCGTGATATTTATCAAACGACACGTAATGAGTACATGGAACATAATGAACCCATGATATTTAATAACAAACGGTCTTATTCATTGAAGGGTATTATCCAAGAATCGCCGATGAGTAATCTGTTTTTTTCCGATTTAAATGTAAAGGCGATTCAAATGACCATCAGATATCGTATTTTTACTGAAAAAACTAAAACAATTGGATTTCAATCTGAAAACGAACTATTTGCGATTATGAGATCTATCTATTTACAGAATGCAAATTCTGTTCTTACCTCAGATGAAATGTTAGAAAATATTAGAACGCTTAACGCAACGGTAGTTACATATTCGGTAGAAAATATTAGCGATCAATTAGACCAATACGATGGATACCTTCAAAAAATATCGAGTGCACCCGTTCCCATGGAACACCCGAGAGCAGATAATACAGATAGTTATACTTATGATATGAGTAATATCCTCTTTTAATCAACTTCATCGATAACAGGAGATCCATTATCTGCACCCATGGTATCTGCGTCCATGGTATCGGTTCCAGGACTTACTCCTTGGTCGGGATATAATTTAGACATATAGGGTTGGACAAAGACATTAAATTCATTTTTCTTAGCAGTTAATTCTTCTGAAGAATATCCCGTTTCCTGTAACCACTGTTCATTTTCATTAATTTTTTCATTCATGATTTTGATTTCTTCCTCTGATAATTTCTCGACTACTTTTTCATTCGCAATTGTTGTTTTTGTTTGAAAAAGTATGTTTTCGAATTCATTTTTTGATTCAATCTTTTCTTGAAGTTTCTCATCTTCCTCTTTGAATTCTTCTGCTTCTTTTACCATCCGTTCGATATCATCGGATGACAATCGTCCTTTATCATTTGAAATCGTAATCTGTGTTTTAGCACCCGATGTTTTATCCTGAGCCTCAATATTCATAATACCGTTTGCATCGATGTCAAATGTTACTTCGATTTGTGGTGTTCCACGTGGTGCCGGAGGGATACCTTCGAGTTCAAACTTTCCAAGACTGTTATTATCTTTTGTCATCGCCCTTTCCCCTTCGAACACTTGGATTGAAACTGCTGGTTGATTATCCTGATAGGTAGAAAATGTCTGTGATTTCTTAGTCGGTATAGTAGTATTTCTTGTAATTATTTTAGTCATAACACCACCCACGGTTACAATACAAAGTGACAAGGAAGCAACATCCAAAAGTAGTATTTCGTCTATTCTTTCCTTTCCAGTGGTTGATTTTGAAAGGATTGCAGCTTGAACACTTGCCCCGTAGGCAACCGCTTCATCTGGATTGATATTCTTACTTAGTTCTTTACCATTAAAAAAACTACTCAGCAATTCTTGAATTTTCGGGATCCTCGTCGAACCACCCACCAATACAATATCATCAACTTGATTCTTAGAAACACCTGAATCCCTCAGGACTTTTGAAACGGGTTCAATACATTTTTGGAACAAAGACATACATAACATTTCAAACTTGGCACGAGTAATAGATGTGAAGAAATCAATTCCTTCATGAATTGATTCAACTTCAATTGAAGCAGTAGCGCTACTTGAGAGTGTTCTCTTTGCTTTTTCACATGCAGTCCTTAGACGTCTACCTGCTCGTTTATTATCACTGATATCGTGTTTATATTTTCGTTTGAATTCATCTGAAAAATGTTTGACGAGAAGATTATCAAAATCTTCTCCGCCCAAATGGGTATCTCCTGCAGTTGCCATGACTTCGAAAATACCATCGTCAATATTGAGAAGCGATACATCAAATGTACCACCTCCCAAATCAAAAATAAGAACATTTTTCTCTTCGCTCTTGTTGTCGAGACCATATGCGATGGCTGCAGCAGTCGGTTCATTAATAATACGAAGCACGTTTAGTCCAGCGATTGCCCCGGCGTCCTTTGTCGCCTGTCTTTGTGAATCATTGAAATATGCAGGAACGGTTATCACTGCTTCGTTAACATCTTCGCCAATGTATGATTCCGCGATTTCTTTCATTTTGATTAGCACCATCGATGAGATTTCTTCAGGATAATATGTCTTTTTTTCATTCTTAAATGTCACTTCGATAACTGGTTTCTTGTTTTTTTCGATAACATTAAATGGGAAATGTTTTAGATCTGATTGTAAAGTCTTATCTGAAAAATCACGTCCAATCAATCGTTTCGCATCAAAAACTGTGTTTTCAGGATTCATAGATGCCTGGTTTTTAGCTCCATCACCAATAATTCTTTCCTCGCTGGTAAAACCAACATAGGAAGGGGTCGTACGGTTACCCTGGTCATTTGCAATTATTTCACAACGATTATCTTTCCACCATCCAACACAACTGTAAGTTGTTCCTAAATCAATTCCAATTGCAACCATTCTATTATAATAATTATTGTAGGTACATTTTAAGTAATTTATTTAAGAACCTAGATTAAATGATAGTTTATGGAGAATTACGGAGAACATATTCTGTCTTTACTCAATAAGAAAAGATTTATCAAACAATGGTTAAATGGTAAGTGTTCTGAAAAACCAATCATCATTTATGGAAACAGCGGTATAGGGAAAACTTCTCTTGTAGATTATATTCTCAAAGATTTCATTAAAATCACAATCGATATTGAATTTTGTAGGAACCCGGAGTCTCTTGAAGAATATTTAGAAATGTCATTGTATAAAAAAAGCATTACAATGATGTTCGATACGAATGTTCGGAAGAAGGTTCTGGTTTTTGATGATTTGAAATATATTCAATCAAATGATAAGAACTTATTCAAACAAATTAT